TCGCCTTGAGAAACTGTAGAAGCAGTTCCACTAACACCTGTAATTGCTGCTCCATTTGGAACAACTGTGCCAACAGCGCCTGTACCAGCTACTCCTGTTTCGCTGACATTGGCATCACCGCTAACCGATTCTGTGCCTAAAGCGCTGGTTCCCGCTAATCCTGTAACAGATATATTTGCAACACCTGTGGCAGTTAAGCTATCTACTGCTCCTGTTGCTGATACTCCTGTTTCGCTTACATTAGCTTGTCCTGTTACGGTTAATGAGCTAACTGCACCTGTTCCAGCGACACCTGTCTCTGTAACAATGGCTGCGCCAGTAGCGGTTAAACTACCAACACTACCTGTTCCAGCTACACCTGTTTCAGAAACATTTGCTGCCGCACTAATACTTAAAGAGCCAACGGCTCCCGTACCAGCAACACCCGTTTCTGTAACATTTGCTTGTCCTGTTACAGTTAAAGAACCAACACCACCTGTGCCTGCGACACCTGTAATATCTACAGGTATAGCCGAACCCCAGCCAGCTTGACCCCAAGTGCCTCGACCCCAGCCAGTTAGCGACATGAGGTACCTACGCTATTCTAATAACAGCGTTACTTGCGTCTGCGGTTGGGAAAGATATTGTAAAACTACCCGCTGTACTTGTTTTGTCTCCACCAAAATCAAAAACGGCAACTGCTGGATCGCCAGTAGCTGTATCATTATAAATCATACAACCTCTTGCAGTGACAGTAGCTGTTCCAAAAGTCAAATCAGCAAAATCAGTAAACGCAGTTGTTCCTGATGATGTAGGGTTGACGTTTGTTAAAGCTGCTCCACCCGCAGTATAGTTCGTTCCTGATGCTTCTTGTCCTGTGCTATAGGCTGTGGTAGAAGCACTCATAGTCGCGGAGCTAGTATATAAAGCAAGCTTAAAGGTATTACCTCCAGTCGCTTTAAAATTATGTGTGCCTTCAAGAAGTTCTTTCTTAAAAGAAGTACACATCGCTTGTGTTATAGCCATTATAGCCTCCTAATAATTTCTGCAAGGTCTTTATGTCCTTGCGCTTCTAATTGATTGCCTATTGTACACATGTGATTTTTAATCGCTTCACGCATGTAAAAAGCAATAATAACCTGACACGAATTTCTGAAGGCATGGGCTTGCGCTTTTATAGGCTCCGGCGCTGTGTCGCTCACCGAAACTAATTTATTAGTAGCCATTTCAGCAACTTCATCTACTGTATGGCCTCTACCATGTGTTGTTTTTACTCCAAGGTTTCCTATGGAGAGTTTAAATGAATCAGTTTCCATTAATACTTCTCTGGTTCTGGTGGACCAATGTCTTGTCTTCCCGAAAGTCCTGTAAGTGGTTTTTCTTCTAAAACTTCCGAAACTTTTCCAACAGCTAATTCACCTTTGTTTAAATATACCACAGGTGGATCTTCAAGCCTATGGTATCCATATAATTTTTCTTCCAGAGATACATTAGTATCTAACAAAGAAGAGGAAGGCGCAATCGCAACATCTATTCCCTCTTCAATACATTTAGATAACCAAAACTCACAACACGCTCGTCCCATTTCTCCAAAATGCACATTGGTTTTGTATGTGAAATCTGCGCCAAACATGTTGATAGAGCCTACTTCTTGGTAAAGAGCAAACGCAATTGCATAAGCAATAGAGTTATTAAAATAAGCGCAACCTGTTTTTTGAATAACTTCTTGCAAAGGATATAAAACAATTCCAGGAACGCGATTATCTTCTATGCAAGAATAAATTGGAATATCTAGTCTTGGCAGTGTTCTGCGCATTACTTGTGTTTGTGGTCCTGCATCAAAAGTGTCAAAAAACCTTGTTGCCGGGTCCATAATAAACGCTCTGTCTGGACTTATAACAGCGCACATTGAGCCTATTGCCCAAACTTCATCGTATTGTTGACTGTGGCTGATGGACAAATGATAGTCTATTTGACTTCTGCCCATAGCAACTATGGCAATCTTCTTGCCTTTTAGTTTATTTTCTAGCATTTATTGTTGTTGAGGAGAAACAAGTCCTCTTGGTCTATCAAAACGATTTTCGTCTCTTGTAGCTCTTCCTTCCATTAAAGTTATTGCGTTTGCCAAAGCATTTTGAAAACGCTGTTCAAACATGTTTGTTTCGTTTAGGTCTTGTTTCATAAAGATGCTGGCTTCTACTAAACTTCCATACAACAATAAATTAGGTGTATTGGTGGAAACCCAGGTTGTTCCACTGTCGCCTTTAGTTGTTAAAGATGCCGGCTCATATAGGTAATGCAATTCAAAAGTTAAATTTGCGTTTGGTGTCGGCGCCAGTATAAATGTGTCGTCGTCAAATTGTCCGTAATATTTGGGCACTCCTGTCGTTGCTGCTGACTTTATGTAACTTCTCATAAAACTTGGGTGTTTGAGCAATAGGTATGTGTAGTTGTTGCTGCTGTCTAATACAGCCAAGCTTAAAGGTGCGACAAAATCTGTCGGTGCAGAAAGATAAGCGTTTCCAGAAGCAGCCGTGCCTGTAACGTTTTTGCGAAAAACATTTAACTCAATTGTATTAAATATACGGTTTTCCGCTTCTTGAATAAATGTGTCGAGCGTATTAACAAAAGTAGTTTCAGAATTATCCATGTAATTCTGAATTGCTGTCTTTAGTCCGCTGTATGTAAAACTCATGTTGTTGGTCCTGCTGTTGCTTTAAAGCCGCCACCACTTACATCTCCTGTGGTTGCCGTGCCGGTAGATGTAAATTTATAGTTATTGTCATCTACAACGGTTATTGTATATCCACCAGACGCTTCAAGTACAGTTGTTGTTATGCCATCAAAAGCCGCTGTGTTTCTAAAACGAACAGTGTCTCCGTTTGTTCTGTTGTGTTTAAACTCTGTAACCTGTATTTCAGCGTTTGCTCCGGAAGTTAGTGTTTTAAACGGGTCTAAAGGAAGTGCCGCTTGCGCTGAACCAACTGATACAAAACCGCCTCCGCCTCTTACAGCACTGTCTGCTGTACCAGAAGAAACACCAAAACTGTATGTATCGGTGCTTATGACCGTTATTGAATATCCGTCAGGGTCTTCTAAAACAGACGAAGAGAGTCCAGCAAAAGGCTCAGTTCCTCTAAATCTAACTTTATCTCCGGTTGTTCTTCCATGATCGTCTTCAAAAACAGTTACCACTGCGCTGCTTGCCGTAGACAAAAACGGATTGTTTACCAACAAAGAATCTGAAGTTGGTTCTACTCTAGCAGGGCGTGGGTTTCTTATTGCTTCTGCATCAGCGGCAAATTGAGGTGGGTTTAGTTGAGGGTGTTTTGGTTCCCATTGATCTGGGCCAACCAAAAAACCATCCCAAGTCATTTTCATATCTCTTAAACGATAACGAAAACCCGATATATCACATATACCCCAAGTTCTTTTGCCGCTTGCAAAAGCCATTATATAACTGTCCTAGATGGAAGAAAACGAGAACTTACAGTGTCTATGTTTTCTAAAGAAGCTCTTTGCCATTCTTCATCGTACACCTGTTTTAAAAGTTGTATTCTTTCAGGCGCTCTTTTCATAGCAATATAATACGCAAGACCTGCAACCATAGCGGGGAGAAACTGGAAAGTGATTTCTAGTGTGTTTGTAAACACGCCCGCGTCTTGTATTCTTGTAAGCGCATAATACCTAAAAACATCTGTTGAGTTTTCAGGTGCTGGATACAAATACAGTTTAGGCGTTATAGATCTTTCTACATAAAATTGAGTCGGTCGCGCTTTTATGGTTTTATCTGGCAAATAATGATAGTCACTTCTACTGATTCTATTTACTTGATAATCTGTTGTGGTGCTTCCAGAAGTGGTTCTAATGACCGCTGACAAAACATTTACTAAGTCTACGTCAAGATCATAACTAGCCGTGCCTTCTGTTAAAGACTCCGTTCTTTCTTCTATAACCCAAAGATTAAGCCCCCTGTTTGACCAATCGGCAAACATAAGATTTAAAGAACGCCTAGCTGTTTCTAAATCATAGCCTGTTCTAAGTTCCAGACCACAACGTTCAAAAGCTTCTTCAATTAACTCATCAACGTTCAGGTCAAACGCAGTTGTCCCTGAAGTCGCCATGATTAACGCCTACGAGACTTTGCTTTATATCCCGCAGATCCGCCGTCTCCGTATTTCATAACACCTGTTGGACCTGTTCCGCCCATGTAGCGTCTAACTTTTTTGCCACCTGTGTAGCCGGAGCCTTCTTGGGTCCAGTCTTGGCCTTCTCGTATCATTTCTCTTTTTCTTCCTAGTCCTGGCATAATTTACCTCTAATTATTAGGTGCTTCATAATATTTTATGAACTCGCACCAGACTGTGTATTCATTTC